GGAGCAGCCTGATAACAGGATCAGGCAGAGGGCGATCAGCCCACATCCGAAGTTCAGCATTTTCACGTTTGAGCCTCTTGATGGTGTCGGCACGGGTGGCGGCTGACTGAGCTAGCTGGTCGAGCTGGCCCTGCAGTTTGGCCGCGGCGGTTGCCTGGGTATCCAGTTCGGTTTTCAGGGTGTTGATCGTGCTGTCTTTGCCCTGTTCCCGCCGCGCGGCCTCTTTGGCCTTGTCATCTGCGGCCTTGAGGTCACTTTGCAGGGTGGTGACCTGCCCCTTGGCGGTTGCTGCCGAAGTAGCCGCCCAGCCCCAGCCCGCCATTGCGACAGTACAGGCGATGGCCAAGGCCAGTAGCAACCAGCTGAGGGGGGAGCGTAGGAGATTAAGCAGCACTTGCTACCTCCTGCGCCGGGTAAACTTTGGCAAAGTGGTCGTATGCCTTGGCCAGCTTGGTATCGTAGTCGTTGTCTTTGTAGGCGGGGCCGTTGTAGCGGCGGGCGAAGTCGGCCCACTTGCGACCCTGCATGGCCTTGTGCATGGCTGGGTTTTGCTGGATGAAGCGGCACAGGGCGGTGAGGTGTTCGACCTCGCTGCGCTGCATGGCCGCCTGCCAGTCGCACGCCGAGGCAAAACCCAGCGGCTGCCAGTGGTAGCCCATGATCTGGAACATGCCCCAGCTGGCCGACTCGATGGCGGCATTCCGATGCAGGCTGATGGCCAGTTGCAGCCGTTCCCACTCGGCTGTGCCGCCCGCATAGCCGCCGCGTTTGGGGTTGACCAGATTGGGGTAATTGGTGGCCAGCTGGTCAGCCTTCGCCTTGCCCAGGTGTTTGGTGAGCTGCTGGTAGAACACATGCCGCTCGAACAGCACCACCGGGCGCTGAGCCTGGGTGAAGCCTTCGCCGATGCTTTCGACCTGGGCAACGGTGGCCATGGTGGCCAGCGGCACGGCGAGCAGATCAGCCCCTGCCTGCATGTGGTTGACGGTCAGCTGGTTGCCACGCTCGCTGCCGAGCAGGGCGGCGAGGGTGCGGGGGCCAGCCTGACCGATGGCGGTGATCATGTAATCCCGCTGGAAGTTGATCAGCGCCCGTTCGGTGGCATCGCCAAACCAGCCATCGACCGCGACCGGATAACCGCTGGCGGTGAGGCGGCGTTGCAGGTCGGCCACGGCGGTGCCGGTATCACCTTTTTTCAGGGTCATGGTTGAAATCTCCGGTAAATATCGCCGGCATGGGGGGCAGGGGGTTGGCGGCGAGGAAGCAGGCACATGACAGAGCCACGGGAGCCGATCAGCGCGGTGAGCACTACGGCGGCCAGCAGCACGGCGGCGAGATCAGGCGCGGGGAGCACACCGAGCAGGGCACGCAGCGGCACAGAGCCAGCCGCCACGGCGATGACCCATGCCAGCATGGCCGGCAGGGGGCGATAGTCGCCCCTGTTGCGGTTGAAGGTGGCCAGTCGCAGGGCTATGGCGGCGCAGATCATGGCGTAGAGGATGGTCAGCATGTCAGCCCCCTTTGCGAAGTTTGAACAGATCTTCCGGCGCTTTGCGCAAGGCCCATTGCAACAAATGGACGGCCATTGCCGATGCCAACAAGGCACCGATAGCGCGCTGGCTGCCGGCAGCCTTGACAGGCAGAACCGTTGTCATGATGGCTGCCACCTGATCGGCAAAGAGAATTCCGATGATGAAAGCCGCGACAAACAACCCCGTTTTGCGCAGGTTGCCGAGTTCGGTGGTGGTGGCGATGAACACCATGGCGCCAGCAAAAGCTGCCAGTACCACTTCGATATCAACGCCTGGGAAAAATGACAGCAGCGCCAGCCCGGTGAGGGTGCTGGTTGCGGCAGTGGATGAGATGGGTTCTGGCATCGTGCGCTCCTATCGTTTGCTGCCGTAGTGGCGGGAGGTCTGGAATTCGTGAATGGTCTGGCAGTCGGCGCAGCGTTCGCAGCCCCGGATCGCTTCGCGGCGTTCCTGCGGGATCGGGTCGTCGCAGTCGGTGCAGTAGTGGGGGCCCGTGCCGCTAATACGGGCGGCGTGGATGCGGGCAGCGATTTGTTGATCGCTGATCTCGGCCAGTCGTTCGAGTTCGTCGTCGAGGCGGCTCATGTCGGTGTTCTCTTTTTTCGCATTACGGTCAGTCCCATAGCTGGATCAGCGGCTGTTCGGCCTGAGTCGGGGCCGCTGGCATGTTGATGAAGGTACCGGTTGGCAGGATGGGGCCGAGCGCCGCCAGACCGGGGTTGAGGTTGAGTACTTGCTCGGTGATGCCTGCGGTGTAGCCGTAGTGCCGAAACAGGATGAGATCGAGGGTGTCGCCCTGTTGGCTGCGCAGTTGCATCAGATCAGCTCCACCGTGGTGTGGGTGGTGCCGAGAATGTCGCGAATGGCAAAGCGGGCGTCGCGGTAGAGGTCATCAGAGCTGATGATTTTGGCCTCGGCCGCTTTGACGCCGTCACCGGTGGCGCTGTAGTCGGCGTAGCGCTCGAGCAGGTTGGCGCGAGTCATGGCGTAGATGGCGCGGCGGTAGCTGTGCAGGTATACCGATTCACCATTGATGGGCTCGGCAGGAACTGCGACCAGGGTAGCGTGACCTTCACTTTCTCTGGCGGTGCGCCACAGGGCCAGATCCTGGTTGACGCTGGTGATGGCATCGATCACCGCATGGGTGAGGCGGGCAGTTGTGACTGTGCCATCAAGCCGGACTGTCTCGCGTAAGTCGGCCAGCGAGATCGCGGGCCAGAAGGGGGCGCTGTTGATATCGCCTTCTTCTGCGGCGGGCGGGGTCGGGTTGGTGGCTAAAAATCCGGTGCTCATGGTGCTCCTGACTTTGAGGTGGGGCCGCGTGTTGGGCGGTGGTCGGGCCGTCTGGTATGCCGGTGGCATTCGTCAGGCCCGAGCCGCCCAGGGTGCGGGGTACGCTCTGTTAGCTGGCCTCGCCGTCGGCGGGGGCTGGCTGTTCGGGGATGGATGGCTTTAGTTCTGGTTCGGGCGTGGGTTCAGGACCCGACTGCGGTGCCGGTTCGTTGTTGGGCTGGCCGGAGGCGGCTTTGGCTGCGTTCTCCTTTTTGATTTCGCGTGCCAGATCTTCCAGCTCTCGCTTGATGCCCACCTTGTCGTGCAATTCGATGGCCCGGCGGTAGTGATCAGCCGCTTGCTCCTTGAGTCCTTCGGCGTAACAGGCGCGGCCCACCGCCTTGTGCAGCTTGGCGCGCACCTGGTCGAAGATGTCGCAGTCAGCCAGCATGTTCATGTAGCTGCTGAGCAGTTGCAGGGTCGGGCCATTGCCTGCCTCTTGCAGCTTGATGGCGGTCTCGGCCACCTCTTCGGCGATGAGGGTAGGGGCGGTGCGTTCGTACTGGTCCGGGGTATTGAGGCCGTGGCGGATCACGTAGTCAGCCATCGGCAGGGCGCCTGCCAGATCACCGGTGTCGAGGTGCCAGAGCATGATGGTGACCATCACATCGTCTTGACCGCCGCGATCGGCGGCCAGCAGGCCATCAATCCACGGTTTATAGACGGCCAGCATGTTGCGCTTGGCGTCGATCTTGCGTTCGATGCTCTGAATGCCCTTGAGGGTGCGGCGGTGCTCGGCCAGCTGCATCAGTTGGAGTTCGTACTGGTTGGCGGCGGCGCGATCCTGCTCGGGATTGGCCGCCCCTTGCTGGGCGGCCAGTTTGCGTTGCTTGTTGTGCAGTGCGGGGCTTGTCATGTTTCCCCCTTATACGGCCGCAGCCGGTTCAACCAGCTGGATGTGTTCGGCCAGCGCGGCGCCTTCGTAGTCTTCGACCACGTAAGCCTCGTTTACCGATTCGTAGTTCTCGATCTGGTCGCGCTTGGCGTTGTCGAGGATGGTGCGGCGGCGGGTGCCCTCCTGCCAGTAAATGGAGAGGTTATCCAGCCGGGTGATCAGGATGGCGTTGTCCGGGAAGCTCGGCACGCGTACGGCAGGCAAGCCGCCCATCCGTTTCTGGCTGATGATGACATCGGCCGCCATCTTCTCGCTCGGTACCTGGTCTTTGTTGACCATGGGGAAGTATTTATCGTGCAGCAACTTGCGACCGACGATGGCCACCAGTTCGGTGTCGTCGCGGTAGGTCGGGCCCAGTAGCTCGGTCATGTCCATCACCAGGGCATCGAGGTTGTTGTACCCCTCAGCGGTGGTGATGCCGGAGCCAACCTTGACGACGGCGGAGCCAGCCTTGACCTCATCGAGCACGTTCTCCGGCTTGTCTTCACGGATCTTCTGCAGCCAGCCCTTGTTGACGTCTTGCAACAGCGGGTTGGTCACCCGGTTGGAGGTGGCGGCGCGGCTGACCCCATTAAAACCGATCATGATGCGGTCGAGGGCCTGACGATGCAGGATGGCGTCGCGGATACGGGTCTGGAAGTCCTTGAACTTGGCCCAGGCGTCGATCTTGGCGTAGCGCAGCACGGTATCGAAGTTGGTTTGTTCACAGCGGTAGCGGTTGCCGGTCAGATCGGTCGGGTCGACCGCTTGGCGATCCCCCTTGGTGGTGTCAGTGGTACCGGCGATGGTGGTGTTGATACCAAGCCCCAGCTTTTCCCCTTCCTGCTCTGGCACGCCGACCACGTTGATCATCGACAGGAAGGCGCTGGACTCCTGCACGCGGGTTTCCAGGGTTTGCTCAACCGAGGCGGTGACGGTGAATTTCTTGGTTTCATCCGGGATGCCGTTGAGCTCGCGGATTTTCTGGGTGAAGAGATTGAACTTCAATCGGGTGTCGTTACGCATGGGGTCGGGTCCTTAGCAGTCGGTGGAGTCAGTGGTGGTGCCATCGCCACCGGTGGCGGGATCGCGCTTGTGGCTGAAATCTTCCTGGCGTTCGAGCTGGGTGGTCAGGTCGGCCAGGGCTTTGGCGGTGGCATTCAGCTTGCCGGTCAGCTCGGTGAGGGTGGTTTCCTGCTGGTTCAGCTTTTCCTGCAAGGCGGCATCGATGCTGGTCACCTCTTTGGCTACGGCCTCAACGGCCTGATGCACATCGCTGAAATCAGCGTTGGCTTGCTGTTTGTGGTTGGTGAACAGGGAGGTGATGCGTTCAAGCAGGCCCGGGCCTTTCTCCTGCTCATCTTCAAATTCGATGATGGTTTCGAGGGCTTCGGTAAACAGGCACTCCGGATGGTATTTGCGGTCGGCCAGCGGGTTGACTGCGGCTTTGCTGCAGAACTGCAGCATTTCGGTGCCAAGGCTTGCCGGACTGTCTGTCACGGCCAGCCCCATCATGTAGGCCCCTTTTTCGTTCAGGTTGGGGTGGATCTCGATGGAGGTGTAAACCTTCTGGCGCTTTTTGTTCAGCGCGATCAGTTCTGGCGTCGGGTCAATTTGCACGAACAGGGCCAGCCGCAGCTCCCCCTCGATGGTGACCTCTTCGGTCTTGGCGGCGGTGATGTCGCCGTACATCTTGAACAGGCCGTTGGGGTCGATGCCCCGGATATGCTCCATATTGACCCGTGCGCCATAGGTGGCCTGGTTGTAGCGCAGGGCCATGGTTTCAATCCAGTCGCGGGTGATGGCGCGGCCGTCGGTGGTGCCTCCCTCAACCGCAACACGGAAAAATTTGGACTTAGGCATGTGCTGGGATCCCTTTGATGATTGGGTAGTGATGTCGCGGTTATGGTCTGGGCCGGCGGGATCGTGCAATCTGGGGCCAGTGTGTAGCAGCGCTACACACTGGCGGCGGGGCGTTTGGGGTGGCAGCGGCTGGGTAGACTGGCGCCATGACAACAGCACCCTTAGTTTTTCCCCACATAGACCCCAGACGGCAGGCCATGCACCTGTTCTTTCAGGGCTACCCGCTGCGCACCATTGCCGAGTTGTTGCAAACGCCGGAGGGGACAGTCTCGACCTGGAAGAAACGCGACGGCTGGGAGGACATCAAACCGATAGACCGGGTGGACAGCGCCATCGAGGCGCGCATGATCCAGCTGGTGATGAAGGAGACCAAGAGCGGCGGCGATTTTAAGGAGATTGACCTGCTGGGCCGCCAACTGGAGCGGATCGCCCGGGTCAACAAGTACAGCAATGGCGGTAACGAGGCTGACCTCAACCCGAAAGTGGCGAACCGCAACAAGGGACCGAAGAAGGCCCCCGAGCGCAACGTGGTGGAGCCCGAGCAGCAAGAACGGCTCATCGAGCGGTTTGAGTCGACCATGTTCGATTACCAGCGGGTCTGGTATC